TTCAGAACGCCAAATAATTCTATATATTTTTTTCAAAAAAAAGGGTATTTTTTACAACTAATTGATTATCAACGAGTTATGTGCATAAAAAAACTCCGGAGATGATGGCACAAACTCCGGAGTTACACAAAGAAATGGAGGGTGTATTATTTGACCACCCTATAAGAGTAAAAAAAGACACTCTATATATCTAACAACCTGCACAAAAAAAATATTAATTATTTTTTACGTTTCGAAAAAAACTCTATATTTATTTATATAGAAGGTATAAAAAATATTTTAATAAAATGTTTGGATATATGAAATATTTTTCGTATCTTTGAATAAATCAAATTAGTTAATAACTTAAAAAACAAAAAGATGGCAAATCAAAACACAAAGTTAGTTGGTTATTTAGTAGGTCAGATTAACCTATTCCAACAAACACTTAAAGGAAACAATTTAAGTGAATCAGAAATCAATGATATTAAAGGTAATTTAGAATGGTTAAAGTTTCAGTTAGAACTTTTAACTACTGAAAACATTGATGTCCTATACAACCAAATCAGTTATCTAAATAATAGAGCTGAAGAGTTGAAGGAATTACAATACTCATAAACAAAAGGAAAAAAGATGGCAAAAAGAATGACAGATTCGTCTAAATGGAATGACGAGTGGTTCGGAAACCTACCAATGGATATGAAGTTGGTATGGCTTTACATATTAGATATGTGTGACCACGCAGGTGTGTATAAGTTAAATTTAAAATTACTTAAATTTCAAACTGATTGTGAGAGAACTGAAGAAGAGATATTAAACTATCTTAAAGATAGAATATATGTTGCTGATAATAATAAATGGTTTATTCCAAAATTTATTACATTTCAGTATAAGAATTTCTTTACTTCAAAAACTCCAGCAATTGTATCAGCTAAAAACTTATTACTTTCTCATAAGATTATCCAACCCAATGATAATACTTTACCAACAGTTAATAAAGGGTTTAATAACCCTTCACTAACCCTTATTGAAGAGTTTAATAATGATTCTCAAATCGTTAAAGATAAAGATACAGATAAAGTTATGGGTAAATACATTGATAAGAACACTAATAAAAACATATACACAGAAGAAGAAATTAATAAAGCTTTTGAAAATATATAAAAACACAGAAACTATGGAAGAAAAAGTAATTAAAAGACACCCTATCTATTCAGACTATGGTGCAACAGAAAATGGTGAGATAGTAACATTCAGTAATCGTTATAAGAATTGGAAACCACCTTACTCAAACCCACATCGCAAAGGGTATCTACAATTTCAGGTAAGTTATGAAGGTAAGAGAGTACCTTATTTAGCTCATAGATTTGTATGGGAGTGTTTCAATGGTATTATCCCTTCAGATAAAGTGGTACACCACATAGACCATAACAAAACTAATAATAGTATTGATAACCTTCAGTTGGTTACTGATATAGAAAACAAAAGATTCGCAATTGAAGCAGGAGTATTAATGGGAGCAGCAAATCCTAAACATCCGTGGTTCAATGGTGGAAGATGGAAAAACAAAAAATAAATTAATATACAAAAACAAAAACAATTATGGCACATTTAGAAAACGTAAAAATCAGAAAGGCAGACAAAACTGAATACAAAGTTGTTCAATTAACTGCAGATGTTCATTCACTATTAAAAGATTATTGTAGTCAGAAGGGATTCATTATGAGTTCTTTCGTTGCAAACTTAATCAAAAAAGCAGTTAAAGAAAAAAATCTATAAAATAATAGAAAAATTAAAATCTATTATATTTATACTAAACGGCACATCCTCACAATGAAAAAATGTATATTCCCTTTTGGTAGTTGGCTTGAATCATTAATAAACGTAATCACATTCGGTTGGGGTAAAAACCTAGCCGGATGGATTGCTTGGACATTCTTTAAGAATCCAGATTGTGGTTGTCAGAGCAGAAAAGAGTATTTAGACAAATTATTCAATTGTGAGGATTTCGGACAAATCAAATTATAAAATGTATAACGAAGAAGAGTATTTTACTTATACAAACAAACAAAAACAAAAAATACAAAAAATGGAATTTGAAACAGTTAAAGGTACATTAGATGGTACACCACAAATCAATGAGAACGCACAATACTTTGTAGACTTCTCTAAACTAACTAAAATTGAGGAACTTATTTTAATCCTCGCAGCAATGGGAATTAATTTCAATCCCAAACATCCTTACTTCGAATCAATCAAACACTTATTGAATTTGGAAAAGCCAGTTATCATTGGACAACCTGCGGAAGAGAAGGAATTAAAATTACCCACTTTAAAACCCTTAAAAAGAGATGGCGAATAGTTTATATACCCCAGAGGAATTTAACCGCTTAAAAGAGATGCTAGGTATGATTAATACCCATATACCAACACACTTAGCACCCGAAGTTTGGAACAATTATAAAAAAATCTCAAAATCAACCGAACCTCAACCATGCAATTGTGGCTCATCCGCGGGACTTTGGAGGAAAGCAGTAGATACGATTAGAGATTATGTAAACGAAGGATAATAAATTATGAATACAGAAGTATCTCAAAGTGTGCAATCTCAATGTGATAAAAGATTAGAGAACTTATATTACGATTCACACACATGGTTACTACAATGTGCTAATAATATCACGAGGAATAGGGAAGAGAGTGAGGATTTAGTGCAAGACCTTTATGTGTATCTTGCTAAAAAATGTAATCCGAAGATTTGGTGGGGGGAATCTTATAATAGAATGTACCTCCACGCATTTCTTAAACATCGTTGGTTAAACAAAACAACTAAACTCAATCGATATAGTTACACACCAACTCCAATCAAATCGGACATAAGTGATGAAGAGTATGATTTTCAATTAGATTATGATATAATGAAAGCATATGATGAAGTGATAGAAGAATTAAAATCCCTTCAGACAACGAAACTATGGGCACCCGCAAGAATCTATGAGATGTATTGGATGACAGAGGATAATCTCAATGAAGTCGCAGAGAAGATTGGAATAAGTAAATCAACCACATTTTTGGCAATAAAGAAAATCAGAAAACATTTAGAGAAAGTAATAAACAATCCATTTAAAAAATAAAACCAATGGGCAGAAACGCAAAAGATTGGCCGGTTATAGTAGGAGAGTGTTATCATTGTAAAGAGGTTAAAGACTTGATACAACGTTCAACGAGACATAGAAACAACATATGTGAACCTTGCACGAGAGAAAAACAAAGAGAGTATAGTAGGAAACAGGCAGAGAAAGATGAACGAAGAAGAGAAGGTGTTAATGGTAGATATCCATACCCACTACAAGGATGGGAATATATGAATCAAAAGTTCAACTCCATATCAAAGGAATTAAAAGATAAGGAGAGAGAAGAATCCATCGAAATCATTAGAAGGAATTTGGATAACGTATGGAATAACAAAGAGGTAATGGATTGGATATGGATGCAAGATGCGGGAGAGAGAAAAGAACAACAAAAGAAGAGAGGAGAAGCAAGAAGGAGAGAAAGTCAATACATAGATACTCGTAACATAGATTGGGATGATTTTGAAACTATGGGATTCGGAATGGATGAAGATAATTAAATAAGAAGTTACAATGGCAAAGAAAAAATGGATACCCGAACAAAGGGAATGTATAGATTGTGGAGTAAGTTATATAGCAAAACAACCACTCCTACGTTGTAGAGGATGTGTGAACAAAATAAACAAAATCAAAAGAGATTCGGACAAACTAAATGGATTAGTAAAACCCAAACCAAAACGAATAGACTCATCCAAAGTATTCAGAGATGAAAGAAAAGGAATGGAGATAAATCAATTCAGAAAGGAATGGAGAGTACACATAGTAAAGAAGTGGGAAGAGATAACATCTAATGAAGAAAGATGGAGAGAACTAAACATACCACTATACGAACAAAAGAAGGAAATGGAATTCTTTGATAGACATACACATAAGAATGATAATAAGACCAATGAGTATCCCGATACGAGAGATTGGCATTTGGATTAAATACATTTCCGATATGAGATGTTAGATATAGATAATACTATGAAATACTATGGCATTTAAAAAAGGTGATGATAAGAATAGGAACTTAAAGGGAAGACCTCGCGGTTCGGAGAATAAGACAACCCAACAACTTAAAGATATGATATCTGCGGTTGTAACGGGGCAAGTACAACATTGGGTAACTGATATTGAAAAGATTCGTAAGAAGAATCCAGAAGAAGCAATACGTCTAACTGCAAAGTTTATTGATTACGTTCTACCTAAACAAACAAAGTTAGAATTGGAAGGTGAACTGACACATAAGATAAGTAAAGTAGTTATTGAAATAAAAGATGGCAAAGGAACTGAAAATACAAACAACGAAAACGTATAGGGATATAGAATCATCCCGTAAGATAGCAATACTACAAGGTGGTACGAGAAGTGGTAAGTCACATTCAGCACTACAATGGTTAATCGTACAAGCACTATCACAACCTAATATCTTAATATCAGTAGTAAGAAAATCATTCCCATCAATGAGGGTATCCATCCTGCGTGATTTTACAAACATTATGAAGGAGTTGGATATATGGGATGAAACGAGATGGAGTGCAACTGAACACCTATATCATTTTGATGGTGGTTCAATCATAGAGTTTATGTCTATTGATAACGCAGAGAAGAGAAAAGGTACATCACGTGATTACCTCTTTGTGGACGAGTGTAATGAATTAAGTAGAGAAGATTTCTTTCAATTGTTTATCAGAACGAGAGTTAAAACCATTGTAGCATACAACCCATCCTTTGGAACTAACAACTATATCTTCAATGAGATTCAGACACACCCACAGAGTGATTTGTACATATCTACATTCCTCGATAATCCTTTTTTGGAACAATCTATCGTTGAAGAGATAGAACGTCTTAAAACGATTAATCCAGAGTATTATAAGATATATGGACTTGGTCTACCCGGTAATAACATCGGAACAATCTTTAATATTAACATAGTAGATGAGATACCGGAGAACGCAGAGTTCATTGCATTTGGTATGGATTATGGATTTAGTAATGACCCAACCACATTAGTTGCGGTAGCAAGAATAGATAAGGATTTGTACATAGATGAATTGATGTATAAGACGGGAATGGTTACCTCTGATATCATAAACGAATTAAAGAGATTAGAGATAGATAGAAACGAAATATGGGGAGATAGTGCGGAAGGAAGATTGATTGAAGAGATATATCGTTCAGGCTTCAATATTAAACCCGTTAAGAAAGGAAAAGATTCTATTAAGTTAGGAATAGACCTTATGCAACAATATCGTTTAAATGTGACAAAAAGAAGCAAGAATACAATAACCGAATTTAGTGAGTATGTATGGATGGTAGATAAGAATGGCAACTTTGAAAACATTCCCGTAGATTATTCCAATCACGCAATAGATGCAATACGTTATGTAGTAATGGAAAGATTAAACGCAAAGAAGATAAACGCAGGTAAGTACTCAATATCAATAAGATAATATATGGAACAACAATGGACATCTGAAGAGATTAAACAAATACTACTTTATGTAAAGGAGTTGCAAGAAATCAATGAAGACCTTCGTGCGGGTATAATCGCAATGGAAGCCAAATTACAAAACGAAGAAAGAAAAGTGATACGTCTGAAAAATATGTTAAAGATGTTCACAAATGTAAATTAACAATTGTAAACTATGAAAAAGGAAATAGAAATAACAATGCCAGAGAGTTGGGCAGATGTAACTCTTAAAAAATATCTAACTCTACAATCTGAATTGGAAGCATACTCTGATGATGAGGAGGCACAAGTTGCGTTAATGTTACACCACCTATGTGATTTTCCCGTTGAATATCTAAAGAATATCTCAAAGAGTTCATACGATGAATTAAAGCAAGGATTGGTTACATTCTTAAATCCCGAAGAGATGCCACTACAACAAACAATTTGGATAGATAATGTGGAATATGGATTTGAACCAAACCTTTCAGAAATAACATATGGTGCGTACGCAGATATCTCACAATGGGATACAGTCACCATCGATGATAATTGGGCAAAGATAATGAGTATCTTATACCGTCCAATACTAACAAAGAATAAGGGAGGATTATATTCAATCAAGCCATATGATGGTAAGATAGATAAAGATAAGTTTCTAAACGTAACAATGGATGTTCATTTCGGTGCATTGTTTTTTTTTGTTCATACCTTAACGGACTTAATGAACGCTACCCAGAACTCTTCGATGCAGACCCTTCAGGCGATACTTCCCAACTTCAATACAATTTTTCCAAAAAGTGGAAATCTTATGCAGCTATTGTTGAACTAGCAAATGGGGATGTAGATAAAATAGATTCAGTAATCAATCAACCATTAGAAAAGTGTTTGTTACTTCTTGCATTTAAAGCAGATAAAGCACTATTGGAAAAAATGATGCACGATGCTATATTGAACTCACATAAATAATCAATAACTTTTTAGATTGGGAATGTTAGATAAGAAACGATTCACACTATGGCTATATGGTCTAACTCCCGTAATGGTAATTTAAGATATTCTGTTAATAGACAGAACGCAAGCGGTATATATATCGGACCAACTCGTGGTTTATCTTCTCCAAAGAATGATAGACGTGGATGTTTGTGCGTTAATGAGGATAGATATGGGAGAGATTGTTGCGGAGGAGCATTGATATCGCAAGGTATTGGTGTAATTCAAGGAACACTCACAGAGAGAGGAGCATTCTCAAATGGTTATGATGATGGATTTGATAATCAAACAGCTGAATAAATAGAAATCATATAATATGTCTAATTTAACAAAACAAGCATTAAGGGTTGAGAATAATACTAACTTCCCTAATAACAATACAAACTTCATTACACCTGAAAAACTTCGTAACTTCAATTCGGATATGATTGATTCAGTTGTAACGAGTGATGTAACTGCATCATTTCTAACTACTGGCAGTAATACATTCGTAGGTGACCAGACCATTATAGGTGATGTTACATTGGGTAATACTAATGTAATAAACACAAACTATATTGAATCAGTTGGACCTGAATTGAATTTAAACACTACACAAGTCCATATATACAACGACTTGAGAGTTAATAATGCAATTACTGCAAGTGCGGTATCAGCATCTATTGTTGGTATTGGTAATGTAACTTCGTACTCTGCATCGGTAGATTATAGAATAAACAATATTACTGCATCAGCAGCAACACAAACTCTAACCGATACTGTTTACAATGGTGAAGCAACTACAATTGTAAAAGGAACTCCTTTATATGTGAGCGGTTCGCAAGGTGCTAATCCAATAGTGTATAGAGCAGATGCTAGTGTTGCATCAAAGATGCCTGTGATATATGTTGCTAATGCAAACATTACAACACATTCTACGGGTGAAGCAATCGTATTAGGACATATTGAAGGAATGAATTTGACTGGTATCGCTGATGGAACATTAGTATATGTTGCAGAAGGTGGTGGTTGGTCAACAACTCGTCCATCGGGAAGTAATTCAATCGTTCAACCATTAGGAATTGTAACTAAAGGTGGTAATGGTGGTAAAGGAGAGGTATTGAACCCAGGTCCTGCAACCTTACCAAACTTACAAAGTGGATATATTTGGATTGGTAATAGTGGTAATCAACCTACATCAATTGCAACATCTTCATTAGGATATGCAACATTGAGTGGGGATAATACATTCACAGGTACTAACTCATTCCAATCTATATCAGCAGTATCTGCATCGTTCCAACACGTTACATCGGTAACCGGAAGTGCAGTAATCATTGGAGATGCGTTTGTGGTAGTAAATAATAGTACACCAACTCAACCATATGGTGGTTTATCAGTATATGATTCAGGAAGTGTAATACCAACTACATCTTCATTAGTATGGGATGGTGTAACAAACGATTGGAAATACAATTATAACGTAGGAACAGGACACGATGCAGCAGTGATGTTATTCGGACCTGCAGGAAATGGTATTGCAAATACTCCATATCCTACAAACAATAAAGTACAAAAAGGAACTGGTGGACATCATTTAGCAGATTCATCTATTACTGATGATGGTACATTGGTATATACTAATACACCATTCTCTGCATCAGGCGATATCACAGGCCAGGGATTATATTTGAACGATTCAATAAATAATGGTAGAATTAGATTCGCAACGGGTAGTGGATATTTCAATATTCAATTAATCCCTAACGATGGTGATTTAGCATTTAGTAGAGATGGAGTATCCAATGTTAAAGTAATGACATTGGGTGGTAAAACTGGTGGATTTACTACATTCCAAAATAATGCAGTTCAATTCCAATCAACTATCGGAAGTGCACAATTTGATGCACCTGTTGTAATCAATAGTGGTATCAATAGTAGTGTTCAAATTACGGGCTCATTAACTATAACACCATCATCAGTTTCGACTAATGCTGGATATCCTATTCCATTTTTAAGTAGTAATACATTTGCAAAGGATTCAGTAGATACATTAATGTATAACCCATCTACTAATACACTTTATGTAAGTGCATCTACGGGACAATCTAATATAACTCCAAGTAATATAGGATTTGTATCAGGTAGTGGTCAGTATGGAACATATGCATCTACAATCAGTAAGACAGGATATACAAACGTAATTGAAGGTGGTAACTATATTGGTTTAAGTGGTAACCCATCTAAATTAGGTGCACCATCTGTGGCATCTAATACTAAACCAGCAATCTTAGCATTGAGTGGTTCAGGCCAACCTTATGTTGCAATTGAATTCCAACCATCAGGCTCAACAACATTTACTGATGGTGGTATAACTGCAAAAAGAAGATTTGTTGTAGAACAAGGATTAGAAGTGACAGGTAGTATATCATCAAATATAAATCCAATTGCTGGTACTGCTACATTAAATGCTAATTTAGGTAATACGTGGGAATGGTCATTAACCGATGGTGTAACAAATACATTGAGTATCTCAAACCAAAAGGCAGGACAAACCTTAAACGTATTAGTTGTTCAGGGTTCATTAGGTACTGGAACTGTAGCATTTAGTGCTAACTTCCTACAACCATCGGGTAGTTTCTATACCGCATCAGCAGTAGCAAACGCAACTGATATCCTTACATTAGCAACATTTGGTGATACATCTAAAGTGTATGTAGCATCAGTAAATAGATTCATATAATATGACATTAATAAAACCTATTTCGTATTGGGAACAAAAGGTAAAATCATCGGTTATAATACCAACCGATATACCTCAATCTGCGAATGTATTATTTCGTTATGAACTACCTTTGACCAATGCAAATCTGACAACAAAGGTTTGGACAGATACATCGGGATTAGGATATACAACGGGTTTAATAGAAGGTTCAGTTCCAACAACAATAGATTCATCTAATGCATTATATTTTAATAATAGCCAGGTAACACGTAATGGTAGATTGAGAATAACAACGAATACAAACGTAACAATTAAAACTCTTTGTATTCTTTATAATAATCCATTTGCTCAATATGGAGGTGCTACTACTGCAAGAAACTATTTTTGGGATATGAGAAGTGCAGGTACAACATCATCAGGTGGATATCTAAATCAATATGATAGTATAGATGGTACAAATACTGCAATATATTGGAATGGTGCTTATTGGGCATGGGATGATACTTTAAAAGTAACAACTTGGACTAATATGCCAACCACACCCGTATATTTAACTAATGGTGGTAATAATCTATATGGTGGTACTAATGCATATCAATGGTTAGGTCCAAATCAAAGAGCAATAAATAATTCTCATAGATTATGGATGTTTAATTTTAACAATGCATCTAAACCATTTAACTTTACTACAACTGCAACAAAGGGATTGATATTTGGTACAAACGATAACTATTCTGAAGGTAGCAGTTTTGGTATATTCTCTATAATTGGTTGGAGTACGTTATTGAATACAACTGATTGGGAACAACTTAAATTGTATTATAAAGGTACAGGCGCATTAACATTATAAAATAAAAATATATAATATGGCTCAATATACACAAGCCCAATTAATATCAGCAAGTAACGCAACATATGTAACAAACGTATCGGGTAGTATTACTGCTGCTGATGTAAGAACTCTAAACGAAAGTTGGATTAGTTCTTCGGCATTATTAAGTGGTAGTAATACATTCATAGGTGAACAAACAATTGTAGGTGGTTTAACCGCATCACTTCAGCAAGGATATGTTTGGGTTGGTGATAGTAGTGGTAAATCAATTCCATTCGCAACATCATCATTAGTAACAAACATTAATACCGGCTCATTAGTAACAACTTCATCGTTCAATGCATATACTGCAAGTAACGATACAATAGTAAATGGGTTAAGTTCAAAAACTGGCTCATATGCAACAACGGGTTCGAATATATTTGTTGGTGACCAAAGTATAAGTGGTAATTTAAATATAACACCTGCATCAGTATCTACTAATACACAATATCCAATATTATTCGTAAGTGGTAGTACTATATCAAAGGATTCAGGCGATAATTTATTCTATAATCCATCTATCAATGTATTATTTGTAAGTGCATCGGGCGGTACATCACAATGGGGACCAACTGCAATTTCTAACGTATCGGGTAGTGGTAATTTAGTAAATGTTAGTGTACTAAATAAGACTGGATTTACTTCAACTGTTGAAGGAGGTCAAATTGGAATGAGTGGTAACCCATCGAAGATAGGAGCACCTTCATTAGCAACATCTACTAAACCTGCTATTTTAGCATTGAGTGGTTCTGGTCAACAATATGTTGCTATGGAGTTACAAGCATCCGCATCATTTACCGATGGTAGAGTAACGTTCCCTCGTAATGTGGCTATGTTACAAAACTTAGCAGTAACAGGAAGTATAACTGCATCTTCGGCTATTGTAAATGGACCGGTGAGTATAAATGGAAATTTCCAAACAAATCTTCCAACTGCAAGTTCTGAATCACAAACAAACTTATTTAACTTTGCACCATTTGTTGGAGCAAATGGTATAACATATACGTTGGCTAATATGAGTTTGCAAGATTATGCAAGTTCAAATATAGACCAAAACTTTATTATTGAATTTTCGAATGCAGATTTTAGTAGATACGCAGGATTAGCAGTAGGACCAACTACAAATGGTAATAAAGTTCAATTTGTTATCAATAATGGATATGATTATGTTTTTGATGAAATATCATTATACGATAATGGTACATACACACAAGCATTAATTAAATCTGATAATAACGTATTAAGTGGTGATACATCGGTAACTGGCTCATTGAGTGTAAGTGGACAATTCACTGCATCATTAGCAAATGGATATATTTGGGTAGGACAACCTAACAATAAATCAGCAGCAGTTCCTTTAGGTTCAATTCAGGGAACAACAGGTCCGCAAGGACCAGCAGGACCAACTGGTGGTGTTGGACAAATGGGTACACAAGGTGCTACGGGTAGTCCCGGTGTACAAGGAGCAGCAGGAGCAGATGGGGTGCAAGGTGCGCAAGGTGGTATGGGACAATCTACAACAGGTGCACAAGGACCGCAAGGAGCAGCAGGAAGTGGAGGACAGCAAGGAACGCAAGGAGCACAAGGAGCAACGGGAGCAGGAACGCAAGGTACAACCGGAGCAACAGGTAGTGGATTTAGTTGGAAAAATACGTGGAGTGGTGCAACTGCATACGTTGTTAATGATGTTGTATCATATGCTGGAAATACTTACGTTTCAATTCAGAATGGTACAAACCAAAATCCATTAAGTGCACCTACATACTGGCAATTATTTACTTCGCAAGGTACAACTGGATTTCAGGGTGCACAAGGAGCAATTGGTCAATCAGTAACGGGAACGCAAGGTGCGCAAGGACCTGCGGGTAGTGGTGGACAGCAAGGTACGCAAGGACCTGCCGGTGCTAATGGTACGGGAACACAAGGAGCTACGGGTGGTACTGGTCCGCAGGGTGCTACGGGAGCACAAGGTTATACCGGAGCAACGGGACAAGGAACTGCTGGTCCGCAAGGTCCTGCGGGTTCAAATGGTAGTCCAGGTCAGCAAGGTTCACAGGGACCTGCGGGAGCAACGGGTAGTGGTTTCAATACTATATCTCCAGCATATAATACGGCAATTGTAATTAGTAATGGTAGTTCCAATGCAGCATATACAAATAGTTCAGTTTATGTAAGTGGTAATACAATTTACGCAGATGCATTCTATCAAAACTCTTCTCGTAAGTTTAAAACTAATATTGAGAAATGGGATAAGAAAGCAACTGAATTGTTAGGATTAGTAGAGGTTGTTAAATTCAACTATCTAAATGATTTGGAGAACGACCATATTGGATTTATCGCTGAAGATACTCCAATTGAATTATCTACAAAGAAACAAAACTCAATGGATTCAAACTCTGCGATTGGTTTATTGATTAAAGCAGTTCAGGAGTTAAAATCTGAAATAGATACATTAAAAGGTAACTAATGAAATCTAACAATTATTTAGTAACACATAGTGATGTAAAGACAATGGGTTTCACCTTAAAGGGTGGAACTCCTGCGGATAGTAATGAAATTGCTACAAAGGGATGGGTGGATACTTACTTTAATGTAGATACATCAGCATCTCCTTACAATAGTTACCCATCCAATAGATGTCCACGTTATCAGGATTTAGTTGCACCACCATCAACATTGAATTGTTTCAGTTGGGGTACATCACTTCAATATTACGCAAGTTGTAACCCATCTTATAACGATGAATGGTTGATACTAACTGCAACTCTTAAAGACCAATATGGTAATGTAATAAATAATAATACCGGTAATACAATCACTATCACATTTAGTTATGATTATGAAGATGTGCAAGATTATGGTGGTAGTATAGGTAGTGCATATGCTGATGTTTTAATTTACAACGGACAAAGTAGTGGTAACTTTACATTCTATCAGAAACAATACCAATATTGTAACTTCTCATCTGCATGTGATGGAACGTGTTATGTTACACAATACAACATACAATACTATTCCAATAGTGCAGGATTAGGAAGTTGTTAATTACAACTTTAGAGTTTTCCTATGTTAAATAACAAATGGCAAATTCTATAAGATGGCAAAATCAAATCTAGTTAAAGAAATTATTTCGAAGGGTGGGGATATTTCCCCACTCATCATTCCCTCAACAGAAACAAACGGAACAGGTCTTATGAATCCCTCTATCTTTGTAGATGGGGATAGATTACTTTGTAATTTAAGACACGTTAATTACACACTAATGCATTGTGAAGGAAAGCAAGTGTTTGGAAATAGACACGGTCCTTTGGCATATCTTAATCCTGAAAATGATGTTAAGTTAAAAACTATCAACTATATGTTGGAGTTAAACGATGACCTATCAATTGATAAATGGACAAGAATAGATACATCATTAAGAGATGTTCCTCCTAAATGGGAGTTCTATGGTTTAGAAGATGGTAGATTAATCAAATGGAATGCAGAGTATTGGTTATCAGGTGTAAGAAGAGATACAACCGATGAGGGACAGGGTAGAATGGAATTAAGTAAGTTAGACCCAACTGATTGGAGAGAGATAGGTAGATACCGAATAGAAGCACCAATAGATAAAGATTCCTATTGTGAAAAGAATTGGATGGTAGTTGAAGATTTACCATTTCACTATGTTAAGTGGGCTAATCCAACTGAAGTAGTCCTTGCTGATATCAATACATTACAATCAACGCAAATAGTACATAAAGAAGGTGTTGGCGAATATCAGAATATGAGAGGTAGTTCACAAGTCATTCGTTGGGGAGATTATCGTATTGCTATTATACACGAAACTAAACTTTGGAAAAATAAGATAGACCAAAGAAACGCAAAGTACACACACAAATTTGTAGTATGGGATTTAGATTGGAATATCAAACATATTTCAGAAGAGTTCTCATTTTTAGATGGTGAGATAGAGTTTTGTTGTGGTATGGCGTTTTGGAAAGGTGATATGTTAATCTCATTCGCATTTCAGGACAATGCAGCATTTATTTTAAGAGTTCCTCAAACACAAATTGAATCGGTTATATGGAGTTAAAAGAATTATTACATCAGTACATACAAAATCCACGAGATATCAGAGTAAACTTTGATTTAGGTTGGAAATATGAACAAATGGGTCAAACTGCATCTGCGTGTGGATTCTATTTGAGAGTTACTGAATTTGGAAACGATTTAGAACTATCTTATGAAGCACTACTTCGTATGGCATTGTGTTTTGAGAAGCAAGGTGATAGATGGTTTATGATTAAAGGATTAATCTTACGAGCAATTAGTTTATTACCACAAAGAGTTGAAGCATACCATTTATTGGTAAGAGCACACGAGAGAAATAGAGAATGGCAAGAAGGATATTCAATGGCAATAGTTGGTGATACATTTCCATTAAAAGAAGGAAATACAATTACTGATTTAGAGTATCCAGGTTGGTGGGTGTTTGGATTTGAACAAGCAGTTTGTGGATATTGGATAGGAATATTCGATGAGAGTGCTTCTATATTCAGAAAGTTATCTAAAATGAATAACATACCACAACATTACAAAGATGCAATACAAAGAAATCTGAATCTATTCAGTAATAATTGGAAAGAACCATCCACATATAAAAAGGATGAGTTTCAAAGATTAAGATACAAATTTGAAGGTAGTGAATTGATTGAAAGAAATTATTCACAATCATATCAGGACTTATTTGTTCTTATGGCACTGAATGGTAAGAGATGGGGAAGTTGGATTGAGATAGGTTGTGCAGACCCGTATTATGGTAACAATACTTTCCTTTTAGAGAGAGATTTTGATTGGGATGGGGTTTCTATCGATTTAGACGAGAACGTTGAAAATAAGTGGGTAGGAAGAAGAACTAAACCCTATATTATGGATGCTACTAAAGTGGATTGGGATAAGATGCCTATATGGGATTTACAATCGGTAACGGATTACTTACAAATCGATGTAGACCCACCACATATTAGTTATGAGGTGTTGTTAAAGATACCATTTTGGAAACATAAATTTAGAGTCATAACATTTGAGCATGATTACTATGTAGATGAAACAATTAGAGATAAGAGTAGAAGATATTTAGAATCATTCGGATACCAATTAGTTGTATCTGATGTAGGTGTTGATGATTACTCATCTTATGAAGATTGGTGGGTACATCCGGATTTAGTTGATGAAAAAATAATAAAATTACTTAAATCAGGCGATGGAATAAATCGTGCTGATAAATATATTTTTGGTGAAATGTAAAAAAATGATAACAAAACATTTTACCTATGTTAGATAATAAAAACTTTATAGTATGAACTCAAAAAGCGTATTAGGAAAAATATTAACATTGTTATCTTTAGATAAAGAGGTAGAATTTACTGATGCTAAAGATGCACAAGGTAATATCTTACAATCCCCAACATTCGATTTAGGAGAGAGTGTTGATGTAGTTTCAGAAGATGGAACTAAAACTCCAGCACCGGATGGTGAACACGAGATTGAATTAACTGATTCAGAAGGTAACAAAGTTGTTATCAGAATTGAAACTAAAGATGGTAAGATAACATCTCGTGAAAACGTTGAAGAAGAAGCACCAGCTGATTTGGAAAATGTTGATGAAGAGGTTGTTGATAAAGAAGCAACAACTGAAGAGGAATTAGCAGATGTAACAACTGAAGAAGCTAAATCACTTCCAAACACAACTGATGAGGATATCAGAAATTCATTAGGTGAAGATACTGATGAAGAGAAAGACCCAATCATCAGAATGTCATATAGAATTGACGAATTAGAAAAACAATTAAAAAGTGTAATGGAGAAAATGGAATCTGCATTTCCAGCAGAAGGTGAGCAAGTTTCTTCATTAGAACCAATCGCAACAACAATGAGTTCGGTTGAGCCTGAAGAGGATGATGAAGAAGAGTTACCTAAATTAGATGGAGCTCCATTAGAACCAAACGCATTACAAGGTAAAAACAATTTTGGTAAGAAATCAGCAGATTATCAATCTTCATTCTTATCTAAATTATACAAATAATTTTAACCAAAAAAATCATTTAAAAATGAAAAAAATTCAAAAATTCACTGAACCTACAATCAACTCTACCTACGCAGGTGAGTTCGCAGGTCAGTACATCGCAGCGGCTTTGTTATCTGCTAAGACTTTGGATAACAAGTACATTACGATTCACCCTAACGTAAAATACAAAGAGGTGATTCAAAAAATCGCAGTAGATTCAATCGTAGCAGATGCATCGTGTGATTTTACAACAGCAGGAACTGTAACTTTAACAGAAGCAGTTTTAACTCCAAAAGAATTACAAGTAAACTTACAATTATGTAAGCAACAATTCGTAGATTCTTGGGAGGCTTTACAATTAGGATATTCTGCATTCGATGAGATTCCAAAGGATTTCAACGATTACTTAATTTCTTATGTAGGTGGTATCGTTGCTCAAGCAACTGAACAATCTATTTGGCAAGGTAATGCAGCAACTTCAGGTCAATTCGGTGGTTTAATCCCAGCGTTATCTGCATCAGTTGCAGCAGGTGGAGCAACAGCAGTATTACCAGCAAGAGCAAGTGGTGGTTCATCAGCAATCATCTCTGGTAGCGTAACTTCAGCTAACGTATTATCTAAATTAGATTCAGTAGTATCTACTATTCCTGATACAGTTTATGGTAAGGAAGACTTATTGTTATACGTTCCAACAAACGTAGCAAAAGCTTACCAACAAGCATTAGCAGGTGGAGCAGTAGGTGCTAACGGATGGAACAACCAAATGAACGTTGGTGACAAACCATTCAACTTCAATGGTATTGAAATCGTATTGTGTCCAGGTATGCCAGCATCTACTATCGTAGCAGCTCAAAAATCTAACTTACACTTCGGTACAGGTTTATTATCTGATTTCAACGAAGTAAGAGTATTAGACATGGCAAACATCGATGGTTCTCAAAACTACAGAATCATTATGAGATACACGGGAGCAACAACTTTCGGTATCGGACAAGATATCGTATTATACGGAGCTTACTAAAAATAACTGATAATGGGGTGGGATAACACTCACCCCTTTATTAAAACTTTAACTTAAAAAAAATTATACACTATGGCAGCATGTAACTTATCAGCTGGTAGACAAGAAGTTTGTAAAGAGAGCGTAGGTGGATTGCAAGGAGTTTATTTTATGAACTACCCTTCATCTTCTTACAACCCTACTTTTACATTAGATGGAAATGGACAGATTACTGCATTCCCTTCAGGCTCGACTGTTTACTACTATCAATTGAAAGGCAATAGTGCATATACTGAAACAGTAAACTCTTCTCGTGATAATGGTACAACTTTCTTCTCTCAAGCATTAACTTTGAATTTGAAGAAGTTGACTAACGAAATGACAACACAATTGAAGTTAATGGCATACGGAAGACCGGTTGCTATTATCTGGACAAACAACGGAGAAGCTTTAGTAGCAGGTTTAACTAAAGGAACTGATTTAACTGGTGGAACTATTCAGACAGGAGCAGGTTTGGGTGACCTTTACGGATACTCAATCACTATGACCGGTTTAGAACCTCTTCCAGCTCAATTCATTAGCGGTTCAACTTCAACTAATCCATTTGCCGGTGTTGGAAACGCTCCAACAGTTGTAACAGGAAGTGCATCTTAATCAGTAAGCACATTGAACATATTAAGGGATATCACAAAGTGGTATCCCTTTTTTATTTGATGATATTTCTATTTGGAGGTGTTAGATACATAGTAACAACGAGATAAATACAAACTCATGCTAACATATTACCTTTCAGGAAGTAACGGATACACAATAAGAACGGAAGTTACGAGTTCAAATACATTTACGATGTCATTGCAAGATATGACAACACAAGTAAACTCTACTGCATCTTTATCCAACATATCATATGATGGGTATGAATCTCTTTTATCATTTACTGCAAGTTTAGCTTCTACCATAACGGGTGAAGAATATCGTGCAACATTAATCAATGGTACAAAGGAGATTTGGCATGGTTCTTTACAGGTATTCAGACCACAAACAGGAGATAAAGCAAATTATTTAAATCAAAATGATGGATATGTTTCAAATGTATCTACTAATGAGTACATTATAATGGATTAATTATGAACAAACAATTTAGACAAAACTTTTCAGTTGTAAACTTATCGGGTGCTGATATTCCTCAAATTATGGAGGATACAAAAACTCGTCAACAATGGGTGCCGTTTGGTATCTTTGGACACGATGATTTCTTTCAAATGTTATCAGTTGCACATAGTACATCTACAACAACTGCTGCATGTATCGAAGGTATATCGGATTTAATCTATGGTAAAGGTATCTACTCTAAAAGAGAAGAGATGGATAAAATCCTTCATAAGATATTACCGCAAGAAGAGATTAAAAGAACTGCATTTGATTTGAAATTGTATGGTAACGCAGCAATGCAAGTGTATTGGAATGATGACCACACAAAGATTATCAAATTCTATCACGTACCAGTTCAATATATCCGTGCTGAAAAGATTAGTAAAAATCCAAAGATAGAAAATTACTTCTATTGTACTGATTGGTTAGACCAAAGAGCACAAAGAGTTAAAACAAAGATTCCAGCGTTTGGTACGTCCAATGAGAAGATGGAATTATTGTATTTCAAAAATTATTCTCCAAATTTATATTATTACTCTTTACCTGATTGGGTTAGTTCATTACAATTCTCATTCGTTGAAGCAGAATTATCAAATGCTCACTTAAACAATATTGAAAATGGTTTCTTACCGGCAGTAATGGTAAACTTCAACAATGGAGTTCCTGCTCCCGAAGAGAGACAAACTATTGAAGATTTAATTATGCATAAGTTTACAGGCACAAAGAACGCCGGTAGATTTATGGTATCTTTTAATGATGACCCAGCTACTAAACCAACTGTTGATACAATTCAAATCGATAATCTACATGAAAAGTTTGAATATGTTGCGAATTATGCACAAGACAGAATACTTGTTTCCCATCGTATTACTTCTCCGTTGTTGTTCGGTATAAGAACTGAAGCAAATGGATTTAGTTCAAATTCAGAGGAGATGATGACAGCATTCTCTATCTTACAATCAATGACTATTGCACCTTTCCAAAATCTATTATTAAATACTTTGGATGCAGCATTAACTGAAGGTGGATACGAAGATTGTGAATTATACTTTGACCAATTAACTCCATTAGCAATCTTATCACAACAAGCAGAAGATACTGATAAAACAATTTCTGAAGTTGCTGATGAAACTAATAAGGAGATGGAAAACCCATCTACTACTGATGAAAGTGGTGATGCATCTACAATAGATGAAAATAGACCTACTCCAACTCCACAAAATAGTAGAGGTAATGGACCGGGTGAAGGAACAACAATTATAAACGCAACATCTGCATTCTTTCAAAGAGAATATGAAATGTATGATGATGAAGGAAATAAATTAAACTAACATAATATGGCGTACGCATTATTTATTACGAGAAACGATATCATTAAGAACTCACCATTACAAGGAGCAATCGATGCTGATGCATTGTTACCCTTTGTGAGAACTGCGCAAGATAAGTACTTAAAGAACTTATTAGGTACAGTCTTATTCTTTTATTTACAAGCAGAGATAGAAGCAAACACAGTAGGTAGTTTATCACCATATTATCAGGACTTATTAGATGACCACATTAAGAATACTTTAATATGGTATGCTTGTGTTGAATACATTCCATTCTCATCAGTACAATTCAAATCGAATGGTGCAGTTAAACAACAATCAGAGCAAGGTGTAGCACCAACAAAAGCAGAGATTGATTACCTATTACAAAAGGCTCAAGCAAATGCAGATTACTACGCATTGAGATTACAAAACTATTGTATAGCATATAGTAACCAAATTCCTCAATACTTACAATCGATTGGTAATCAAACACAGATATATCCTGACCAAACGAATCAGTATTTCTCGGGACTACAATTGTAAATTCACAAATGTAAACAAATAACTTATGAGTTTTTTACAAAATAACGCTGGTGTAAACTATACTCTCTATTACAATGTTTTGGATTATTTCAAAACAATAATGGAGAATCATCCTTCTATTGCTGCAGTATCGCAGGGTAGTATTGAAGATATTGATAATAATGCGTATCAATTTTATCCATTAGGACATGTAATGATTACATCTGCTAATTTTACCGATAGTGTAACCGAATACGGTATTCAATTAGTTGTTGCGGATAAGATTAAGAATAAAAACAATGAGAGTGTACCGAGAACAAACGAAATGACTGTTCCATTTTCAGATGTCGATGATGTAGTAGATATTCATGCTAATACATTGGCTATCTTAAATGATTTGGTATCTTATACTCAATATAGTTTAGAATCGTTCCAAATAAACTCAACAATATCTAACGAACCCTTTGCAGAAAGATTCAATAATGGATTAGCAGGATGGGTTGCATCGTTTACTTTAACTACTCACAATAATAGACCTCGTTGTTTATATGATTTATATCCATCGGGCTCTTACTAAAATAAGATAGATGGCATTTACTGATTATAAAAGTTTAAGAGATACTGCTAAATTAATCCAAAAGAATTTGGTTGATATAGCACCTATTCGTACAGGCAATTTAAGAAATAAGTTGCGTGAGTACAATACAATCAATCGTATATTAGGTAATACCAAAAAGGTAAAATCATCTACAAAGAAGTATTCAATTGATGCATCATTTGAAGTAGAATACGCACCACCGGGCGCAAAATATGGTAAGTGGTGGAATGACCCTACTGTCAGTAGAACAGTTCGTAATGGTAAAACAAAGAATATTCCTGGCAGTATTAATTATGCACAAAAAGCATTGGATGCATCTATTGAGAAAGAACTCAATGATATTCAGAATGAAATTGCTGAAGATATCGCAAATGATGTAGCTGATGAATTGCAGGATATCGTAGATAATCTCTAATCCATCACTAATTTTTTATTTTAGTTAGGTTAAATAATAAACGATTTAGAAAAATGTCATATTCATTTATACAAACCCCAGCAGAGGTATCATTGGCACAATCGCCAGTTATCTTTGCGGTTTCCTCATCACAATATGTAGCACAACCGAATTTTCAATACATCGGTGAATTAAGTATATGGACTGGTTCTGTATCTGATTCAGGTAGTGGAGATTTTTGGACATTGGCAAAGTATCCATCATCGCAAGGATTAACGGGTATATTCGATGTTAGTAGAATCCTTAATTCTACAATGACAGAATTAGCACAATCAAACCCATCGGCAGTTAAATACTATAAGATGGATTCGTATTTGAGATATCAATCGGGTAGTGCATATGTGACAGGTAGTAGAATATCATCAGATGTTTACGCAGGATTAGATGGTTATCAAATATTTCCTGAAACTATTGGTCAACAAATCAATACTTTAACTCCACATTTCCCAATGTTATTAGATGGACCTGCTACTCAAAGTGTATTTGAGGATAACGTAGGTGTAGGATATGCGTGGGGTTCAAATCCATATTCAGCAGTAACTTCGGTTTTATATACAAATCAAAGTGGAGTGACTGGTAGTGTTGCACCTACATCTTATGGTAGTAATAGTAATGGATTAGTGGTTGGATTTCCAATTGCACCATCAGAGACAGGGTTTCCTTTATCAAAGGTTGGTTTAACTTCATATACCATACAACCATATTCGGGAGGTACTCCAGTAGGACAATCAATCAAATATGTAATTGGTTGTCAACAAAAGTATCCTAATATTAGAATTAAATTTAAAAATAGATATGGTGTGTTCCAATACATCAATATGGACATGATTAATAGAAAATCAATGTCATCAGATAAGAGAACATATCAACCACAATTAGGTACATTTACGGGTAGAACTCTTTCATACAATGAATGGGATTCACAAACTCTAAATTATATCGTAGATTCAAAACAAAATATCATTTGTAATACAAACTGGTTAGAAGAAGAATGGAATGAAATACTAAAACAATTATTAGTAAGTACTGAAATTTATTGGTGTTTAGATAATACCAATGAGGTTAAACCACTTACGATTGTAACATCAAATATTCAATTCAAAACAGGCGTAGTGGATAAATTGATTCAATACTCATTCGAATTCGCTTACGGACAAGGATATAAATTAATCATCTAATGGGAGTAACAAGTACACAAGGATTTAAGTTTAAGTTAGTAGCAGATGGAGTTATATTAGACTTATTCAAAGATGAGCAGATATTGTTATCAGATAACGTAACCGGTCTTTTTGATTTGGGTGTGTTACCTGCGGATTTTACTCGTCAGATAACTTTACCTGGTTCAAAGAAAAATAATCACTTTTTTGAATTTATGTATGATATATCAGTTGAAGACCCTTACACATTTTCAACTAATAAAAAGGTAAGATGTTATTTAGATTTTGATGGTATCTATCTTTCTGATGGGTATCTTCAATTAAACAGAGTAAACATCTATCAAAACAAATTCATCGACTCATATGAAGTAACAATCTATGGTGGATTAGCTAGTTTTGGTAGAGACTTGAAAAGGTACTTTTTAACCGATTTAACGGGCTCTTTATCACAATATAACCATACATCCTCTTACGAAAATATCTCCTCTTCTTGGGGTGGTAATTTGTTTAATGGAACTATTGTTTATCCAATGGCAGAGTATGGACAGAAGATAGATTATCAAACGGGTAATGGTGGTTTTGGTATCAATAATGAGAATGGTGCATTATGTGTTCAGGATTATAAACCTGCAATCAAAATGAAAACAGTATTTGATGCATGTTTTGAAGAATTTGGATACACCTACTCATCTTCATTTATGGACCAAAGTTGGGTAGATAATATCTATATGGTATGTAATAACAAATTAAGATACCCAGTTTATCCAACATCATCTTATGGTTTAAGTGATTTTGATATTGAAACTTATGGTCAATTTAAAATTGGTCCATTGAGTGGAAGTGGTATGACTGATGTGGTATTAAGTGCCGGTAGTTCAACACAATTTCCGTGGTATAACATAATGTACGCAGGTGGTGGTCAATTAGATGCGGGTTTAACGTATCATTTGGCATTGAATTCTAAATTAAGAGGTGAATTAAATCTTAATTTTGAAGTATCATCATCTGCAGTTGGAAATGGTATTCCTCAATTTCAGTTGATTGCAAGAAACGTTGATACATATACCGATTATACAACGAGTCTTACAAACTATAACACATATATGAATGAAGTTCAGATATACAATGCTGGACAAACTCGAACACAAACATTTGAATTACTTACGGAATTTACTTTAGATACTCTACCATCGGGTAGTTATCAGTTCCGTTTACAATATACAAATCAGGGTGGTTCTAACTTTAGTGTTAAATTAGACCCTGGTAGTAATACAAAATCTTATTTGTCTATAACGAAAGTAAATCAGGCGGGTGATGGTTTAGTATTAGATGTGGCAAAGAACATGCCATATGGAACGAATGGAATCAAATTGATTGATTTTATTACATCAGTTCAAAAGAAGTTTAATTTGGTAATATATCCAAATAAAACAAAATTAAATGAGTTCATAATTGAGCCGTTTAATGAATGGTATAAGAAAGGAAATATCAAAGATTTCAACAAATATATTAATCTGAATGATAAGATTTCAGCAACACCTGCTAACAATCTTGCAGTTCAACAATTGAACTTTGGTGATACTTTGGATGGAGATTATATTTCACAACAATTCTCAAAAGGAGCAAATAGAGAATTTGGTAAAGCATATTATGTAGATACTGAAAACTATTTCTCACAGGGAACATTTGAAGTTAAAACAAACTTTGCATCATCACCATTAGTTTACTTAAATGGTACGGGTGTGAGTGGAAGTGCATCGAGTGGTGGAGTTGTAGCATACCCAATTGGTCAAATGAGATTATCAATAAGTGGTAATCCTATTTCAGTATGTAACTCATACCTATATGATTTATATTCATCTACGGGTGTATTAGAACCATCGGCAGTATTATACTTTGATGCATATGGAAATGATTTAGTGACTGGATATAGATGGGTATCAAATCCATCAACGTGTGAAATTTATTCAGTAAATACTATAAATGGTGTTGTACTTAATTTAGATGGATATTGTCCTGATTGTGTATAAAATAATAAACTATGGCTCAAAAGCAGAAAATATTTATTCCAACTTTTATTAGTAGTATTGATTTCAAACCTGCTAGGGTTTTACCTCATGTCTATTTTTATAATGGTTTAAAGGAAAGTGATTCATACTTTATTGAAGGGTATGCAAGTGGAAGTACTTCATCAGTAACACAAAATACAATAAATCAATTTCCGTATTTTGACAATTATAGTGGTAATACTCCATCAACATCTTCGTATTCACTTCTATTCAATAATGAAACTGCACCATATGGTGAAATGCCAACAGGCAGTTTGTATTCTGAATATTGGGAAACTTATGTGAATCTATTGTATAATCCTAAAACGAGATTGTTTGATTGTTCAGCAATCATACCTCTTGCGGATTATTTTAAGATGGAATTAAACGATATTGTAGAGTGGAGAGGTAATTACTACCATCTTCGTGCAATAAACAATTACAACCTATCCAATGGTGAGTGTCAATTACAATTATTAGGACCTGTAATCGGTGATGTAATAGCAAATCAGTTACCGGGTGCTCCGTGTACATTTGATTTCGCAATTGAAGATTATACTGCTTCATTTACTACACAATACACTATGAGTATGGCGCCTGAAGTTGGTGCTACATCAACCGCAACATATGGTGGTGTAAATATATTCACAATCTCTTCAACGGGAAGTGGTAGTGTAAGTCCAATATTAGATAATACACCAATTGTATTTAGTGCAAGTGGTGATTCAGTTTGGCCATCTAACTCATTGTTAGAAGCAACTGCAAGTTTAAATGGTACACAAATTTACGCACATAATACTACGTTAAGTTCATCGGTAATAACTTATGTAACATCATCTAAAGAGGGTGATGTGTTTAGTTGGGATGTTAAAACATATGTTGGAGTAACACCTCCACCACCACCGACAAGTAGTGTTGTATTCATAGAAGATTGTCAGACAGGAACATATAATTGGACAGTAGAAACGATTTCGGGAGTTGTACCATCAATTGGTGATGTATTTGCTATACCTGAATTACCTAACACTTGCTATGTAGTTACTAATTTAGGAAGTGGTTCGTATGATATTCAGAATGTTCAGGGATTAAGTAGAACTGATTGTACCAATTGTGCAGATGTTCCATCAACGTGTAGAGAATACACTAACGCATCAATCTATGAGTGGTATGGACATTATTATGATTGTCAAGCAGGACAATGGGTAAATTACGCATACATTACACCAGGTCAAAGTGTATGTTCGGGTGTTCCATCATCTCAATGGATGATTAGATTAAGTGGACCTGATTTGAGTGTTGGATTTAATTGTACTGTATAACTTATAAAAAATTAGAATATGAGTTTAAGAAAGAAAATAGTTTTAACAGAGCAAGGTGTAAATTCCGGTCCTCAATATGGTGTGTATATATCACCTGATGGTAACACGTGGACATTCGTGTCTAACGTAACATTACCTTCAGTTGGTAGTAGTGCAGTTATCACAGTTCAAAACAATACTACATTAGTAAGATTAACTTCAATAGGTGTTTGTAACAATTCAATCATACACGTATTGCCAGGTTCATTGGGTGGTGATTTCAATATTGATTTCTCATACTTTGATTTTAATGTTTACTAAAATTTTTAAAGAGTGTTAGATAAGAAAGAAAAAAGATGGTAAAAGAACTAATTGATTTACTGATGTTGGATGATTACTATGGTGTATCAAACAACGTAGATATCGCAAAAGGAAAAAACCAAAAACCAACCACATGGAAGGAACTTTGGAAATATATAAAAAGAATTTATTATGGCCAAAAAGGTAACCGTTAAAGTAGACGTTGAAGGTAATATCGAACCTACTATTGCTAATTTAAAAGCATTGAAGCAACAGTTAAAATCAACTGCTGCCGGTAGTGAGGAGTTTAAAAAGATATTTAACCAAATTGATGATTTAGAAGATAAAATTAAATCAGCTAAAAATACGTCATCTGATTGGATTGATTCATTAGAAGCAGCCGGTGGTCCATTGGGTGCAGTTGGTGCTGGTTTGAATAAAGCAAAAGTAGCAACTCAATCATTTGGTGCAGCATTGAAAGCAACGGGTATCGGAATAATCGTAGGTTTATTGGGTGGATTAGTTGCTGCATTCTCACAAACTGAAGGTTCAATGAAGAAATTCGAACCTATCATTATTGCATTTGAGAAAACATTAGGTGGTGTATTAGGAGCATTACAACCCCTTATTGATGGGTTTATTGAACTTGCCCTTAAAGTAATGCCATATGTAACTGAAGCATTTAAAGTAGCATATTCAGCAGTAACCGCAGTATTCCAATCATTGGGTAAGATAGGTGAAGCAGTTGGTAAATTAATCAAAGGTGATTTTAGTGGAGCATGGGAAAGTGCAAAACAATCAGTAACGGGATTTGCAGATAACTTTGAAAAAGCAGAAGCAAGATTTGAGGAGGGATATAAGAAAACAACTAAAACTCAAAAAGAGAATTTAGAGAAACAAAAAGAAGCAGCAGAGAAAGCCCTACAAGAGAAGTTAAAGAGATTAGATGCTGAAAACAAATTAGATGAGGCTCAATTAGAAAAGATGAAAGCCGAAGCTCTAGCACTTGCAGATACTGAACAAAAGAAATTAGATGTAGAGAAAGCATTTGCTAAAAAGACAAGAGATTTAAAGGTAGCAGAGATTAACGAAAAACAAGCTCTATACAAAAAGGATTCAGCAGAATATAAACAATTACAGGCGGAAAAGATTGGAGCTGAAACTGAATACATCAAAGCATTGACTGGATTCGGTGAACAACAAAAGAAGATAAACGAAGATAATAAGAAAGCAGCAGAAGATTTTGCTAAGAAGGTTGGTGAGATTAAAACTCAAGCAATTGCTGATGAGTTGGCAAAATCTAAACAACAAAGATTAGACAAATATAATCAGGATTTACAGGCATTAGAAGAGGATAAGGAATTCATTAAGAAATCAGAGGCAGAGAAACAACAAATCAGATTAAATCTAAAAGCTGCATATAATAACGATATTAAGAAGTTAGATGATGATGCTAAAATAAAACAATACGAAGATGATTTGATGGTTTTAGAAGCTCAACAAAAAACTTTAATTGAAGGTACTCAAGCCTATATGGATAATAGTATCGCAATTGAGAATGCGGCATATGCAATCAAAGTAGCTAATGCAAAGGATAACAAAGCTAAGTTAAAAGCTATTGAGATTGAGCACGAACAAAACATAAAGGATATTCGTACAAAAGCCGCAATATATGAAAAACAAACTCAATTAGAGAGATTGCAAGTAATCGCTGGTATTGGTAACTCTCTTGCTCAATTAGCAGGTAAGAACAAAGCATTGGCAATAGCAGCAATCGCAATTGAGAAAGCAGCAGCAGTTGGTAGTATCATTGTTAATACTCAATTGGCTAATATCAAAGCACTTGCAGCATCTCCATTAACGGCTGGTATGCCATGGATTGCAATCAACAACGTTGCAGGAGCATTGGCAATCGCAGCAACAGTTGCAGCAGGTGTTAAGGCAGTACAAGATTTAAATAGTGTTAATGTACCGGGTGGAAGTAGTGCAGGAAGTATAGGTGGAGGAGGTGGAGCAACACTACCATCGTATGGTGGAGCACCATCAATATCCGCACCACAAGTCCAAACAACGGGTGGAGCAAATCCTGCAACTCAAATCTCTCAAACGATACAACAAGCAAACCAAATGCCAATTAGAGCATATGTAGTTTCTAACGATATCACATCACAACAGGCATTGGATAGAAAAACAAATAGAGGTGCTACGTTTGGTTTAGGGTAACAATAAATAATTTTAACGATGTTAGATAAGTAATATGGAAAATCAAAATTACGAAATATACGAATTAGTATTAAAGGATGAAGAGGATGAGGTATTTGCTCTATCGTTAGTGCATGACCCGGCAATCCAGCAAAACTTTGTTTACTTCAATACTGATGGTAAAAAAGAAGAAGTTAAGTTCGCAGAAGTTGATTCTGATAAACATCTTATCGTTGGTCCTATTCTCATACCTGGTCTTAAAATTTTGAGATTAGATGAAAATACGGGTACTCCTTATTATGTAACGTTCAGTAAAGAGACGGTGCAAAAGATTGCTCAAAAGTATATCAAAGATAATAACGCAAACAATATCACAGTAGAACACCAACATTCAGTAAACGATGTTTCATTGGTAGAAAGTTGGATTGCTGAATCTGCAAAATATGATAAATCAAAAGCATATGGTTTGACTGTTAGACCAGGGACTTGGATGGGAGTTTTCAAAGTTGAAAATCCATCAGTATGGGCTAAAGTAAAATCAGGTGATTATCGTGGAATAAGTTTAGAAGGTTTGTTTACTCACGAACTTATGAAAGCATCACAAATTCATTTAGAGGAGCATAGAGAGGAGATAATTTTTGAAATGATAAAAGATACCATTTCAGAATTTGGATTGAATCCTGAAGAGATATTGAAGGGAGAAATCGATTTATCTACTATATCCGATAGTGATGCACAAAAGATTTTAGATAAATTAAAATATCTGATTAAAAAAGATAATAGATTTAAAAAGAAACAAAGAGTAGATAAAGAGGATTTAGAATCCCAACCATCTATTCCAGGCTCAACTTACGCAGGTGAGGGACCGAAAAAGAAAAAAGATTACACACATCCGGCATTGATTGGACAAAAGAAATAATATGGCAACATTTGTAGAATTCATTTCAGTATTAAATTCAGCTAAACAACAATCTATATTTTGGCATAACCAAACCGAAGTATATTCTGAACACAAAACTCTTAATGGGTTTTACGAATCTATTGAAGATTTATTAGATGGTTTAGTTGAATCAGTAGCTGGAATATATGGACGTCCTAAAGGATATGATGCACATGATTTTGTGGATTGGACTTCAACCGATGATACTATATCTTACTTCAAAGGTGTATATACATATATACAAACTGAAAGAGGTAGTTTGTATTCAGAGAGTTGGATTCAAAATCAAATAGATGAGATTGCTGCATTAGTAGCACAAACAATTTACTTACTTACTTTAAAGAAATAAGATGTTAGCAAATCAAAAAATCATTGGTAAGTTAAAGGAGATGAGATTGGCTGCATGTCCTGAAGCAACACAAAATATAGAAATTAATTTAGCAAATAGACAAAAAGCTATCGATGAAGCTCATTATGGCCCATTAGACCCAAATGAACCAAACGAAGATTATTGGATTGCTAAAGCAAAAGTATTTGGTGGTGAAGATGTAGAAAGTGCTAAGAAAGCCCTATGTGGTAATTGTGCATTCTTTGTACAAACACAAAAAATATTAGATTGTATAGCATCTGCTATTGGAGGTGAAGATGAGTGGAGTACAGTTGAAGCAGGTGATTTAGGATATTGTGAAGCATTTGATTTTAAATGTGCATCAAAAAGAACATGCGATGCATGGGTAGTTGGTGGACCAATAACTGATTAATATGTATCATAATTCAGTACATAAGAAGATTCAACAATTTGAGGAAACTTATAACGATTATCCTCAATCAGCAACTAACAATGCTAAAAGAGCATTGGAATGGGCTGATAAGAATGGTTGGGGAAGTTGTGGAGAAGCAACAGGTAAAAATAGAGCCAACCAGCTTGCCAATAGAGAGAAGATTAGTAGAGATACGATAGCAAGAATGGCATCGTTCAAAAGACATCAACAAAACAAAGATGTACCCTATTCAGAAGGATGTGGTGGATTAATGTGGGATGCTTGGGGAGGAACTAGCGGAGTTGAATGGGCAATAAATAAATTGAAAGAGATAGATGGAAACTAGTATAGTACATAAGAAACTACAAGAGTTTGCTAAACCAACTTATATTTCAGTTGAGCAGTTCTTAACACTTTTAAGACAAAGTAGTAGAACTCACAAAATGAATATCAGATGGATGACAGAAGGTAGTGCTGATGGAAGTGGAAAACCACCACATATGACAACTCACTTAATTTGGTGGGATTCATCAAAGTATGTTGGAGGAGATGCAGGTGGTAGTGATACTAAAGCATTGCAAGACCAATTCAATTTATTAGTAACACCGGGTACAAATAATTGGAGAACATTGAGTTACCAAAATATTGAAAGTGTTTCATATAGAGGTAGAAATTATAAAATTAAATAAGATGCCGATACCATCACCAACACCAAAAGAAACTGAAGAGGAATACATTGGAAGATGTATTTCTGAAATTAGTTCAGAATATACCGAAGAGGGACAACCTTACGCAATATGTAAAGGAGAGTGGGATAAACCAACTGAAATGGCAGAACACGAAACCGAACCGGAGTTGAAAAATCTTCCAGATGTTGAACCATCTGAAACTGAAGATTCATATTTAGAAAGATGTATTCCTACATTATACCCTGAAAAGTATGACCAAAGAATAGCAGCTTCATATTGTGCAGACCATTATCAAAACAAAGTGACTGTTTCTGAATTAAGAAAACAAAAACTTTCAATTATGAAATCAAAACCTATTTCTGATTTTGATAGAAAGAAAATTGAGTTTATGGAAAGAATGATTCAGTTAAAACAAAAGGGAATATACATTGGTGATGATAAGTTAAAGGATGAAGACCCTTGTTGGGATGGATATGAAATGATAGGTATGAAAGATGATGGTACTCCAAATTGTGTACCAATAAAAGATTAATAAGTATGGATAACATTTGGACAGTATTAGTGACATTAGCAGGAACTCTAACGGGTGCATCTGCGTTTCGTTATTACGAAAAAAGAGCAGCAAAAAAAGAAGAGGATGATAGATTTGTGTTCAACGATTGTAGAAGTAGGATTTCTAAATTAGAAGCTCTATTAGAAAAAAGTTCACAAGAGAAAGATGAACTTCGTGCTCAAATCTTAACACTAACTGCTGAAGTAGCAAAATTACAAACTGAAATAAAATACTTAATCGATGGCAAAGGCAAAAGCATCTAGCAATAACAAAATATCATTCGGTAAAAGAAAGAGTGGTAAGTATAAGAAATCATATGGCCCAAAAGAACAAAAGCCAAAAAGATATAGAGGACAGGGGTAAATCGTAAATCATAGGAGAGTAACCAAACAAAGAAGGGTAGCCATAAAACAGCTACCCTTTCTTTTATCATTAAAACAATAGGATATGACTAATACCCTATCGTTTCATTATATTTTTTTATGTTTAAAGTTTATACTAAATTTTATTTACTTAACTAATTCGAATGAGAATGGATGTTGATATAAACTATCATAATCCGGCTCATCGATATTATAGATGATACGATATATTTTGAATGTAGGTAAGATATCACCATTGGAGTTCTTACGGCTACCTTTGTACATCATAAAATCTTCACCATCACAATGAAAGAATGAATAATTTGTTCTACGGAAAGAACTACGGATTTCATACTTAATACTTTCTTCAATTGATTCTTTTGTGAATTGAAGAATACGGGGTTCATTTTGTTGTGCCATTTTGTTTAAAGTTTAAGATTAAAGTGAACTTCTAAATTCGATTAATTGATTTTGTAAGAAATCTAAACGGAATCGAAGTGTATATGATTCTGATTGTCTCTCATACAAAAGTTGTTTTAATTGTCTGATACTATTTTCAGAAGTAGCTTCATCGATTTGGTTTTCGATATCACGAATTGATTGTGTTTTTGCTAAACATAAAGCATCGGTTTGATTGATTTGATTTTGAAGATAAGTTATTAAACCTTTTTCTTCCATTGTAAGTGCCATTGAATTTGTCATAATTTTATTGTTTTAAATTTTAATGATAGTCAAATATACGAATAATAATTGGTATTTCCAAATAAAAAGTGAATTATTTTTGAAAAAAAACATAACTCATTGACTTTCAACGTTATACACATATAAAAATGGGTAATTCCTAACTGTTTGATTATCAACGAGTTATGATTTTTAGTTATTTTGGTAATTTTTTAACGCATTTAAGGCCTGTTCTCTCCATTGTAGAGATTCAGATGAACTTGGACCTTTAGTTTTTTCTTTTTGTAAGTCTACAATAAATCGGTGGATTGATAATAGTTTCTCTAACTCTTCAGATAACATCTCTAAATTACGTTTAGTATTGTAATCTGATTTAAGGGATTGTAACCCATTGATTCCGATTCTACATGTGTGAATCATTTCTTCTAACTCTGCCGGGATTGTAATTGAATTTGTCATAACTCTATTTGTTTTAAATTTTAATGATAGTCAAATATACGAAATTATTCTGATAATTCCAAATATTTTACTGATTATTTGTTTAATTGTTTAATATCATTTTCTATTTGAGCTAATACCATCATTGCATTTACAGTAATACTATGAACTGTACTTTTTATTTGTAATGTTTTTTTACCATTACCGTGGTATTTTGTAATATCTTTCATTAGTTGTTTGTATATTAACGAAACAACATTGAATCCTAACGAACTATTCTCTAACATTCTATCAACTTTATCTGTATCAAAATAGTCTAAATACATTTCTAATTGTTTTTTTTCTAAATTTGTCATAAC